GAAGTCGATCTACGACGCGGCCGTCGACGTGTCCAACAACCGCAACTTCTTCCCGGACACCATCTTCGTGTCGCCGGACGTGTGGGGCCAGATGGGCCAGTTGGTGGACGGCTCCAACCGTCCGGTGTTCCCGTACGTCGGTTCGGCCGGTCTGCAGGGCTTCAACGCCCTTGGCGGCGGCAATGCCACCACGTGGGTCGGCTCCAACCCGCTCGGTCTCGAGATCGTCGTGGACAGCAACTTCGCTGCCAAGACCATGATCATCACGAACAGCCAGAAGGCCTTCGAGTTCTACGAGCAGGTTCGCGGACTCACCAGCGTCGAAGTGCCCAGCACCCTCGGCCGCACCTTCTCGTTCCACGGTTACGTCAGCACCTTCGCTGCCGTGTCCGGCATGATCCGCAAGATCACGCAGGCCTGATCGGAGGGGCCGCCACATGGCGACCTACACAGTCCAATACGGAGTCATAGTCCCCGGCTACGTCACCGCCACCACCCTCACCCCCAACGAGATCGTGGTGGGCGGATCGGTGACAGTGGCCGGTGTGGGAGCGGCGTACAACGGCACGCACACGGTGTACGCCCTCCCGCAGTATTTGCCGGTCAACGTTGGAAGCGACGGCATCATCGAGTACGACACCTCGTACCCGTTAGCCAACGCAGTCATGTGGGCCTCCAACCAGACGCCCGAGGACATCAACGCCATCACCGGCACGATCGCCTACAACCCTGTATGCACGTGGATCACCTACACCCAGATTCAAGACTGGCTGGGCATCACGCTTGCTGGCGGTGCCGAGACCGCGTTCCTGACGCAGTGTGCGGCCGCCGCTAATGCGTTCTGCTACCGCCGCCGCCAAGAGTCCGGGTACATTGACGCACTGGCCACCAGCCCGTCGAGTGACTGCACGCTCGCAACGATCATGTATGGCGGAGCCCTGTATAGACAACGTGGGGCCATTGACCAATTCGCGTCGTTCTCCGAGATGGGTCAAGCCACCACGGTCGGCCTATCGCCGCTCATCAAGCAACTGTTGGGCATCGGCCGTCCGCAGGTCGCATGAGATGGCCTACACCGACCTATTCAACGAAGCCATCGACGATCTATCCGCCACGCTGGCAACAATCAGCGGACTGCGTGTCGTCACCGACCCCGCCAAGATCAACCCACCCTGCGTGTTTTTGGATGCACCGTCATGGGAGTCGTGGAACGGCAACATCGTAAAGATGACCTTTCAGGCTCGAGTGTTTTCGCTGGGCCCGTCCAACCTTGACGCACTCCGCGACATCCTCGCCATCTGTGCCAAGCTGCTCGCCAAGAACGTGGCGGTCATGGACGGCCGCCCGGTATCGATCCAAATCGGTGGCCAAGAATTCCCCGCCTACGACCTCACAATTCCCCTACAAGCACAGGCAGGTTGACAATGCCGTATCGCATCACATCCACCCGTATCGGCGAACTGGGAGCCATCTACGACCCCGTGGAGGGCGTCAACGTGGAAGCCTTGATCGCCGGAGGTTTCATCGAAGCCACGCACACTGGCACCGGCAAATCTGCTAAAAATAAGAACACGGCTCCCGACGCTGGCAACCATCCCAAGGAGTAAACATGCCCACGTCGACCTACCTCTCCAACCCAGTCGTGACTGTCAACGCGGTCGACTTGTCCGACCAGTGCACCTCGGCCAGCATCAGCCAGGCATTCGATCAGCTGGAGAACACGGCGTTTGGTGACACGGCCCGCAAGTACACGGCCGGACTGCAGACCAACAGCCTCACGCTTGAGCTGTACTGGTCGACCGCCGCCACCGAGACGTACGCCAGCCTCAAGTCGCTGGTGGGCACCAGCACCACCGTCACGATCAAGGGATCGTCGGCTGCGACCTCGGCCACTAACCCGCTTGGCACCCTCACCGGAGCCTTCCTCGCCGAGTTGCCCGTGGCCTACACCATGGGCGAACTGGCCACCGTGTCCATCACCTTCAACGGTGGCACATGGGCATGGTCGGAATCCTGATCTAAACCCAACCCGAAAGGCCCGACATGAAACTTCATCTCAAGGTTGATTTGGGTGATGGCCCGTTTGTGGTCACCACCAACCTGCAAACCGTGATCGCATGGGAACGCAAGTACCGCAAGAAAGCCGGTGACCTCGCGTCCGGTATCGGCATGGAAGACCTCGCGTTCATGGCGTGGGAATGTTGCAAGCGTGACAAGGTAGTAGTGCCCGTCGAGTTCGATGCGTTCATCAATCGTCTGGTGGAACTTGAGGTGGTGTCGGAGGAAGCGGTAGGCCCTTTCTCCCCGGCACCTACCGACGCTCATTAGCAGAACTGCTAATCAGCACCGGCTGGTGGCCGCCTGATGTACCATTTGACTTTGAGGACGTGGCGACCGTGGCCGCCATTATCAAGGAGTCGAAGCGATGACAGGGCCGACCATGGAAGTGAAGGGTGTCAAGGAAGCCTTGGCGATCCTGAACGCCATGGACAAGAAAACCCGCCGTCAGATCACCAAAGATTTTGCCGAGATCGCGAAGCCGATGGTCATGGAGGCCAAGCGTTTGTTGCCGGGCGATGCACCGATGTCCGGCTGGGAGCGTGCTTACAACGTGGGTGGACGCCAAAGGGCGTTGGCCCGTAAAGCCGTCGCCACCGGCCGTGTGCGTGAGGCGGTGACAACGGCCAACGACGAAGCCACCAGCCTGCTCCCGTGGAGCACGAACAAGGAAACCCGCTCGATCAAAGCGTTTACCTCGGGCTCCAAGAAAAAGGCGGCCGTGTTCGGCATGAAGTGGAACAGCCGTACCGCCACCCTGTTTGACATGGCAGGCAAATCCAACACTCCGCAAGGTGCCCAGATGATCAACGTGCTGTCGTCCCGCTACGGCAACCCGTCCCGCACCATGTGGAAGGCCTACGAACTGGCCTCAAGCGACGTGCAAGACCAGATGCGAAAACTGGTGGAAAAGATCATGAACGAGTCGTCCTATGCCCTCCGCTACCGGGCCGGTAAGACGACCGTGGCAAAGATCGTGAAGGTGATCTGATGGCCGTATCAATCCCCATTGTCAGCGAGTTCATCAACACCGGCATAAAGCAGGCCGAGCGTGCGTTCGTTGACATTCGTAAGCAGGTCGCCCAAGCCGAGGGCACCATGGGCAAATTCAAGGCGGCCGGTAAAGGCGTTTTTGATGCGGTGGGGGCCAACGCCGCATCGTTCGCGGCCGCCGCTGGCGGAGCCCTTGTCACGTTTGCCGCCCAGGGCGTCACCGCGTTTCAAAACCTCGCCCTGTCCGCCGACAAGTTTGCCGGGGCCACCGGACTGGCCGTCGAAGAAGCGTCACGCCTCATGGAAGTCGCCGGGGATCTTGGCATCGAGGCGGGCACCGTAGAAACCGCCATCGGCAAGATGAACCAGAACCTTGGCAAGTCGCCCGACTTGTTTGAGGAACTGGGCGTGCAGGTCGAGTACGCCAAGGATGGCACCGTTGACGCCAACGAGACGTTCCTAAACGTCATCGACCGGCTGAACAAAATCAAGGATCCCGCCGAAAAGGCCCGTGTGGCCACCCAACTGTTGGGTAAGGGCTGGCGGGACATGTCCAACCTCATCAGCATGGGCTCCGAGGATCTTCGTAAGTCGCTGGCCTCCGTGTCGGACGCCAAGACGATCAGCCCGCAGGAAGCCGAGAAGGCCCGCAAATTTCGCGACAACATGGACAACCTCAAAGACACCGTAGAGGATTTGTCGTTGCAGATCGGCGAGAAATTGGTGCCAGCGATCGCCGAGGTTGTCGGGCAGATTGAGAAACTGCAGATCGTTCCGGCCGGTGGCGGACTGTTCGACACATACTTCGGCAAGACGCCTACTGACAAGGCCGTGGGCAACGTCCGCTTCGTGCAGAGCGTCTTGTCGGCCTTTGGCGTCGAGTTTGACAAACAGCAAGACAAAGAGCCGTTGATCACGGAAGAACAGATCAACAACATGCAGATGGCGGCCGGTGAACTTGACCGGGTGAATCAGGCCATCTTGAACCAAAGCAAGTACGCCGCACTAAAGCCGTTCCAAAAGTTGGAGACAGGTGCCAGCCAACTGGCCACCGAACTGGACAACATCAACGAAGCGTGGGACAGGCTTCTTGGCAACCTAAACATGACCGTGGAATTCGACCGGGCACAACAAGAACTGGTCGCCCTCGAGGAAGCCGCCGCCAAAGCCTTTGCCACCGGAGCCGGATCCGACATCGCCGCCTACAACGAAGCGGCCGCCCAATTCGCAGGCACCCTCGCTGTCATCGCCGAAGGGCTTGGCAAGATCGGCAGCCGCGAAGTGAAGATCCGTTTTGAGGCCGAAGGCCCAGCAGCTGCACTTGCTTTGGCCGCCTGGTATCAGTCCGGTGGCGAACTGTCCGGGTTGAACGCCAGCCAACTACTCGGTGCGGCCGGCTTCTCCATACCGGGCTTGGCTTCGGGTGGCATGGCGTCTGCCGGTGGCACCTATCTAGTCGGTGAGCGTGGCCCTGAACTGTTGACCATGGGTGCTCGAAGCGGGTACGTCACCCCCAACCACGCTTTAGGTGGAGGCACCGTCAACGTCACCGTAACCTCGGCCGACCCCAACGAAGTTGTGCGTGCCCTCCAAAACTATGTTCGCCAGTCTGGGCCGGTGCCCGTCAACACTCGAGCGATGTAATGGCAACCAGTGACTGGGAGTTCATCAAAGGCACCTATGCCGGTCTGAACTTCACATCCAAAGTCCTGTCGGCATCCATCAGCCAAGGCCGCGAAAAGTATCTCGACGCCTACTCCGGTGGCACCCTCCGCTTCACCATTAACAACACCGGCGAATACGCCACCAACTTTGCGTTCAACGACAAGATCGTGGTGCGACGAAACGGCTCCGGCACCGGAGGGTTCCAAGACTGGTGGACGATCCAAGAGATTGACTACAGCGACTACCCCGGCAACACCGGACTACCCACCGCCACCATCACCTGCGTCGACGGCATGGCCCGCTCCGGCCGCTATCAAGCCACCGGCAAAAGCCTCACCCAAACCGCCACCTTCGGACAGGCCGCACAATTCAACGGCGACCCGCTCCCATCCGACCTTGTCGTGTTCACATCCGGAGGCGGAGGCGGCAACTCAACAGCATCAGCCCAGACTTACACCGGCACCGTTCTAAACCAGATCAACTACCTGAACGCCACGGAACGCGGCGTCATCCGCACCGGAGTCCGCACCACCGAAGGCGTGCAACACATCCTGCCGTACGCCCGCAACCAAATAACCAACCAAAGCGTTGGCAGTTTTACCTTTGGCCGTACCGCCTCCTCGGGCGTCATCGCATACCAAGAATTTGACCGCATCCAAAACGGCCTGTCATTCATCAACACAGCCACCGTGGAGCCCCTTGGCCTCGCCGCCCAAACCGAAGCCAACGCCACATCAGTCGCCACCTACGGGGCCGCGTTCTACAGCTCCTCCACCGTCGACTTCGACACCACCCAGGCAGACGGCAACGCCGGATGGATCGCCAACACGTTCTCCAACCCGGCATCGCTCCGCTTCCGCATCGGCTTTTCCGACACACTCCAAAATTCCACCGCCTACTTCAACTTCCAAGAGTCGTTGCCAAGAGGGATCGTCTACGAACTTGCCTACAGGGTGCCCGGAGCCGTGTCCGACACCAGCCTGCGTGTCGTCCTTGAGGGCTGGCAACTCGCCATCACACCCGCCCAAACCCGTTGGACGCTTACGTTTAGCCCGTTGACCTACTACCAGTTTTTCACCCTTGACTCTGCGACGCTGGGTATCCTTGACACCAGCAGACTTGGATGGTGACAGATGGCAACCCAGTACACAGCAGGCTTAGCGGCGGGACAGGTGTTGACCGCCGCGACCATGAACCAACTCGGGGCCGCGTGGGAGACATACACGCCCACCGTCCGAGGTGGAGCGACGACCCTGACCGGCACCGTCCTCTACGCACGTTGGGCACGAATCCAAAAAACCGTATGGGTGCAGGTTGCGTTCCAGTCCACCGGAGCAGGAGCCGCCAACGGCATCATCACAGTCTCCTACCCCTCCGGCCTCACCCCGATAAACACCGACGTCCGAACCATCGGCACGTTCCACATCCTCGACTCCGGCACCGCTTGGTACATCGGCTCCGCATCAGCCACCAACCCCATCCAAGGCCTCGCCTACGGTGGAGGCAACTACATGGGAGCCGCCACACCAGCC